GTTGGTTGTGCCTAGCCTGCCGGACGCCGAAGCGTCAATCGATGTTTCACGATGGCGAGAAGCAGGTAACAGGTCGCAATGCTATTATGAGCGGATCTGTCGGGAGGCAGGACACGTCAGAAGTCTAAACACAGGGTTGATGGAAGCTGGTAGCTTCGTGAAAGCAGAAACCTACGCCCTAGATGAAAAGAATCTGACTAAACACTTCAGAACAATCAACGCTTACTCCGACGAAACAAAAGCGCTCTACGGACCATTGTTCAGAAACGTCGAGAAGTTGTTCTTTGGTGACCAAAATCCTTTGAGTGGTTGCTACGTAAAGAATGTCCCAGTAAAAGAACGCCCTGCATATTTGGAGAAGATTTTTGGTCACGAGCAGGTAGTGATCGGAGACTTCTCAAGTTTCGAATGTGCCCACAGAGGGGAGATGGCAAAAGCTGTGAACTTTGTCATCAACCGCCTCATTGGTGAAAATTGTGATCCCAATTTTAAAAAGATGATAAACCAGCACATGCTGACGTTTAATGACTTGTACTACAGGTCGACTGGGCTACGCGCTCAGGTTCCCCAAACTCTAATGTCTGGTGCAGTGTGGACCTCCCTCTCAAACGCAATCCTCTCGTCTTTCATCATCATGTATCTGCGTCTCAGAAACAAGTACCCAGATGTGAGCCCAAAACAATTGGCCCGCAGATGGAACGAAGTGACTTTGGTAGCAGAAGGCGATGACACGATTTCGATGGGTGGGCCCTACAACGAACACATTGCTAAGTCTCTCCAACTAAAATTGAAATCGAAGGTCTACTCGTGGTACGGAGAAGGAGACTTTTGTGGTATCACAAAAACTCGTGGTGTGGATGATATCCTAACAGACCCCGTAAAAGTCGTGTGCAATTTTTTCCTTCTAGATGTCCCCCAACTTAAAATGCGTTCCTCAAAACAAGCCGGGCTGATCCGCGCAAAAGCTCTGTCTTTTTACTACCAATACAACAAGTGCCCCATGGTTGCACACCTGGCATATGCGACGTTGGCTAGAACGAAAGGCATGACGCCGGACGCCAAAAACCTATCTTATCTTCGCAGGATGGCGTACGATGAAAGCTTGTCCCAGGGCCGGTTCTACCAAGTTCCGCCCAACATTGACCCCCGATCTCGGTCCAACTTTCAAAGTATGTACGGTATCACAGTGTACGACCAGCTCCAGTTCGAAAAAGCCATTGCGGCATGGATGTGTGGAAATGAAAAACGTGTTGTGCTACCCGAACCATTTTGCAAATATCAGATGTGGACAGATCTGATGAGCTCCCACCTCGAAAAGAGAGTTTATCCACCCTGGATCACTTTGCGTCTGCCTAATCCCCAACTGTTACAACCCAAGCGTGTTTTTCATCTAGATTCTTTCCTCCGTGGACAACTCAACACCTTGTACCACGATGAGCAAGGGCGGCGGCTCAGATTTACACGCTTCAGCCCCATCACCCGTCCTTTTCTCACCCACCCCAGCTAC